AATCTGAGACTGAGGGAGAAGAATCTGCAATCGCGGAGCTCCAGGCAAAGATGGATGAACTAAGCGCTATGCTCCAAAACCTGAAGGAGGGTCAAAATGGAGTGGGCGATTAGTGGAATATGGATGGATGATAACATGCCAAGGATTGACAATTTGGCGATTCCGTTCTGGGGATATAGGGAATCTGAACCCTTTATTCTGCGGGCAGAGATCGAACACGTTGATATCGACATCTTTACAGCCTTTGTCATTGAATGGGAAACCGTCCAGCCACCATCCAGAGAGAACTACGCTTCAATTTGGTTCATGCTTACCCCACAGCTTATTTACCCGCTCCATGTTGAGGACGCGTGGCTGATTGGATTTGAATACATTGATCGCGAGCTGAAGATTAGAACGTATTTCAGAAGCGGTTTAGTTGATATTATTCCAACTTGGAATGGAATTACGAGTTTAAGTGTTGTTTTAGCTGATTTTTTAGAAGTTCCGGACTTCCAAAAAATTGATGAGGGGATCAGCTTCAAAACGCAAGTAACCAAGTTTGAACTCGGACATGAACAGCGGCGTAGTAAAGGCACCCCTAGAAGGAATTGGATGTTGACTCTCCGCAAAGATTCTCCGTACGCCGAAGCGGTACAAGAATTCTTCCGGGAAATGTATGGACAGGCTCAATCATTTTGGTGGCGAAGCCCTTTAGACGGACATCGTTATCGTGTGCGGTTTGCTGACCCAAGCCTCTCGCGAAATGTTCGTTGGAATATTGAAAACACTTTCAATATCGGGTTGTTGGAGGTGCGGGATGGAGAATTTTAGATGGGTTCCAGATACAAGTCTAATAACGGTAACAGATACCTTCGACACATTGATTTCACAAATGAACGTTGGTCCTGAAGAGCGGAAAGCAATTTCTGGTCCTAAGAAAGAATGGACGCTCACGTTTCGCAAAGACCGGGTTGACGCGCATGAAATTTGGGACTTCTATATCAACATGCAAGGCAGTTTTAAGATGTTCACATTCCGATGCCCTTTAGACGGCAAGGAGTATGTAGTGAGGTTCAAGGAGGATAAACTCAGTCGCAAGGTGTTCTGGCGGAAGGTGTATGAGTTCGGGCTTGAGCTGATTGAGGTGTATCAAAAATGAGAAACTTAAACCTAGTAATGATAAGCGAGTTACAAAAGCCCGAAAATAGTCCTATTGAGTTGTATCAAGTGTTTCTTGAGGACGCAACGTATTACCTTGCGGGATACGATACAAATGTTAGGTTTTTCAATGAAAACGGCCGACCTCAAGTGTATGAAGCGGTTGGGATTTCCAGAACTCCAATCCGAACTAACATCGACAGCCGTATCGATGAATGCACGATAACATTGAATAACGTCACAAATCGGGGTTCGCAATTGTTGGCAAGCACAGATTTGATCGGCCGACGCGTTAGAATCCTAAAAGTGTTTCAAGGGCTTCTTGAAGATCCTGAGAACTATATTTTAGTATTCGAGGGCGTGACAGACGAACCTATGATTAGCAAAGAAGTCCTTCAACTTAAAATCAAGTCCAAGCTAGATTCTCTAACGACATTGGTCCCACGACGTAGGTATTCTCGATTGTGCAGCTGGAAATTTGGAAGTCCCGAATGTGGTATCAACTTAGACAGCGTCACGGCTACTTCTACTGTTACGAACGTTGTAGATGGAAAAATCATTTCAATGCATGAGAGAAACGACCCAGCAGGCTATTGGGTCGATGGCGTTTTACGAGTTGACACTCCGGACAAGCCTGTTGAGAAGCGCCTGATTATCGCAAGCGCTGGCAATGTAGTGGAAGTAGATTTTCCCTTCGAGCATATTGCGTTGGGAAGTGCCCTAACTATTCGAAGAGGTTGCGCAAAAACGTACACGCAAGATTGCGTTGGAAAGTTTAACAATGGCACTAATTTTGGAGGTTTCGTAGCGGTGCCGACCAAGCGTGAAGTTGCTTTGAGGAAGCCTTGGGCGAAAGTTGTTGTTGATGAGGGTAAGAAAAACAGTGCGGAGGGGAAGAAATGATAGTGCAAGATCAAAGGCTTGTGGATGAAATCATTGCAAAGTATGTCGGTCTTCCCTTCGTACACAATGGCAGAGACCCAAAAACAGGGGTTGACTGCCTTGGACTTATTCATTGTTTGTACAAGGATCTAGGCATAGACTTCCCCGCAGACGATGGTGCATACATCGAAGAGGACTGGTATGTGACCGACCCGAATAGGTACTTGCGAAACTTGCTTCAATTGGGCGTCGCTGTTGAGAAGTCGGAGCTTCAAAAGCTTGACCTTGTGTACTTCTATATCAAGGGTACTGTTAGGCATGCAGGCATCATGACGAGCGAGACAACTTTCATTCACACGCTGCAAAACCGGTACTCCAGAATCACACGCCTTGCAAGATACTGGGATTACGCTTTCGCGGGTGCAAGGAGGCTGATATAATGGCTTCTGCATTAGTTGGGGCAGTTGTTGGTGGCGTCGCGTTCAAAGCAGGTGCTACTTGGTTCGGTACAAACATGATTGCATCGGTATTGACAGGCGCCGCACTCGGCCATTCGTTGTTCGGTCCTCGCCGTAGTAGAGATCTGAAATTCGAAGAAGACAAGTTCAATACATGGTCTGAAAATCTACCTATTCCAGTAATCTATGGTAAAACACGTGCATTCGGCAATGTAATTTATAAGAGAGTTTCTTCTGATAGCAAGCGTTTGTACTTGGCGGTTGCAATTGGCGAGGGTGAGTTGACATCCATCACAGACATTCGAGCGGATGAAGAATTGCTTGGAGACCTGGATGGGTATGTACGTTCTGAGGTTAGACTTGGTACACCGAATCAGACCCCTGTTACATGGTTATTCTCTTCTGGGGAGCCTCAAGAGCGTTGGAAGAATACTGCATACATTGCATTAGAGTTTGAAGTGAGTATCGACGTCTGGAGTAGTCCAAACATCTCTGCCATCGTTGAGGGCCGTAAGATTGGGGTGCTCAATTCCCAGGGGCAGTGGGGTGTGCAGTACAGCCGAAATCCAATCTGGTGTCTCTATGATTTGCTTACGAACGCTCGATTTGGAGTTGGCATAAAGCCGGATTCCATTGACGTGCTTTCGTTCAGGGAAGCCGCAGAATATTGCGATCAGCTCGTGGATGGTGAAGTACGTTTTAGATTTGACGGCATATTCGATACAGCACAATCAAGTCTTGACCTCATTGATAGCATTTTAGCTACGTGTAGAGGGTTCTTGGTTTACTCTGAAGGCAAGTTAAGAGTGCAAATCGAGAAAGATGAAATTCCGGTTCAGGCGTTCATGCCGGAGAACATTATCAAGGACAGCTTCTCCTTCCAACAAGTAAGCAAGAACCAAATTCCAAACCAAGTGGTTGTGGAGTGGCTTGATCCCGAAATTGACTGGCGCCCTACTTCGACGGAGTGGAACAACGAAGTTGATCAGGATGAACGTGGGTTGCATAGCCTCGAAGTTTCCTTGCCTGGAATTACAAGAGCTTCGCAAGCAGGTAGAATGGCTAGGTTCATCCTTGACAAACACACTCAATGCAGAACCATCTGCCAGTTCGGGGTTGGAATCGATGCGCTGCAGTGTGAGGTCGGAGATATAATTAAAGTGAGTCACTTTGTCCCAGGATGGCATGAAAAACTGTTCCGCATCATACAACTTGAGGAAAACGAAAACGATGAAATGACAATCGTTGCGCAAGAACATAGTAAATATATCTACCACGATAGAGGCGTTGCTTCGCAACCGCGTTACACCCCTCCCGCTCCAAATCCAATCATACCTCCAGCGGTACCAACTAACGTTAAAGCAAGTGCTGTGAAAGTTGGCGGTCAAACAGTAATTGGGGTTGAATGGGATCCTGTAAGCCACCCATTCGGAGTCTATTATGAGATTTCGTATCGACCTGGCTCTGTTGCAAGTTGGAATACATTGGTGGTAACAACCACATCGGCTACTATAGCTAACCTCTCTGCAGGAGAGGAAACTTACGTCATTCAATTGAGAGCGGTATCCAACAATGGTCAGCAGGGTTGGAGCAGTGATCCAATTGTCATTGATTTACACAATCCACACTTACTCCCAATGAGTACATTATTACCTGCTAATAACCTATATCCCGCATAGAAAAGGAGGCTTTATAAAATGGCGTATAGTAAAACGGTTTGGAACAACTTATCAGCACCTGCTATTAATGCAAACAACCTAAACAAAATTGAGCAGGGCATTGCGGATGCTCATTTTCTTGCAGCTGGAGGAGGTTCCAGTGCTTCTAGACCTTCTAACCCAGTCTTATATCAATGTTATTTCGACACAACGATCAACAAACCGATTTGGTGGAATGGCAGTAATTGGGTGGATGCTCTAGGCGAAACGGTATAGCCTAGTAAGCTCTTGCACCATCACATTTCAAACTAAGGGGGGAGGGGCATTTATATGGAAGAAACCATTATATCGATACTCAGTTCTTTTATCGGGCAAGTTGGCTTTCCAATTTTCGTGGCAGTGTACGTATTGACGCGTCTAGAACCCACCATCAACAAACTCAACGACACCGTGAGGGTTTTGACCATCATCACAGCCAAACAGTCCGGTATAGATTACAATGAGGTCGTTAAAGAATATAAAGTTGCGGAGGGTAAAAAGAGATGAGGAAATGCCCTTGCCCTGAGTGCGGCGGTCAGGTAGTAACTAGCGGTGGTTGCTGGGCTTGTCTTGCGTGTGGCGCAGAAGGTTGTGGAAGATTGGAGGAGGCTAAACATGCTGAAGCACAGTCTGAAAGACCAATTGATTCTCCACGAAGGGTTAAAATTAAGACCTTACAAGTGCCCAGCTAATAAATGGACGATAGGGGTTGGGCGGAATTTGGAGGACGTGGGACTTTCCAAAGATGAGCAACTCAAGCTTTTCGGAACTTGCGGCTTAAATCGGAAAGAGGTCATTGATATACTTTTAGCCCGTGGAATTAGTGAAGAGGAAGCGTTGTTCTTACTTGATAATGATATCAAGAAATGCGCAGCTGATGTTAAAAGGTTTCCTTGGTTTGAATCTCTGGACCCGGTCAGGCAAAAAGTGATCATTGATATGCGATTCAATTTGGGCCTTGCTGGGTTAATGGGGTTTAAGAGGATGATTTCGGCCTTAGAGCGAGGTGATTATGACAGGGCTGGGGAAGAAATGAAAGATTCAAAATGGTACTCTCAAGTAGGCATTAGGGGCAGAAGGTTAGTGAAGATGATGAAAACAGGCGAGGATTACGTCTAGTAATGGAAAGGAGGTGAGAAGATGAGTTTTCTAAAAGTGTTGAACCTTTTGGTGACGGCAGCAGGGTTCATTATTCCATTAGCCCTACTGCTTGAGGCAGAGGAGCTGCCAGGTGAAGAAAAGAAAAAAGCCGTGCTCGTACAACTGAAAGCACAGCTTGATAGCCTAGGGCTGGAATTCCCTCAATGGCTCCAAAAATTCATCGACCCAATTTTGGGGCTACTGATTGACGCGGTTGTGTTCTGGCTCAACAAAACGGGTTTTTTCGAACATGGCGGCGAATCCTCCAAGGGTTAAACGAGTATAAATTCGAGTTTGGGGGCAGGGATTGGACACCCGAACAATATTATAGATATGGACTGTCCCTTGTGCGTAGTGAGCTGCAATGGGCGGAATCCAATAAAAAATTATTAGAGCGGATGAGAACCGATCCTCTGCCCCCACTTATAATCGACGGGAAGCGTTGGGATGAATGGGAGCCAAAAATCAATAAATAAATCAGGGGGGAGCAATTCCCCCTAATTTTTTTTCATTTTTTTTGAAAAAAGGGCTTGACGTTCTCCTACACATCGTATATAATTATAATTGAAGATAGGGAATAAAAAAAACAGGAAAACAAGGAGGAAATGAAAAATGGCAAGGTCACAATTTGAGGTTTTCAATTACACGAAATACGAGGATGCGACCTGTAGTAAATGCGGAAAGGCTTTGAGACAGTGCTATGTGGTGGCGCGCGTTGATGATGAAGATGGCTACGAATGGCGGATGTTCGACGAACAGTGCTGGAACGAAATCAAACACCTGTCCCCAGAGGAAATTTATCAGACCCACGAGCCCGCAGGTTACATGTAAACATTCGAGAATCAAAAATCAATAAATAAATCGGGGGGAGCAATTCCCTCCGATTTTTTTCATTTTTTTTTGAAAAAAGGGCTTGACTTTTCCGCTTACATACTATATAATTATAATTGAAGATAAGGAAACACAAAGCCGGTTTAAAGCCCGGCAAAACAAAAATCACAAAAAGGAGAAAACGAAATGAAAAAAACAATTAAAGGCGTTACACTAACAATCAACAAAAACACGATTACCTGCGAATGCAGGGATGGGCACAAAGTGACCTGCCCGCTAAACTCTTTTTACCCTAACGGGGACCATCACATTTTGGATGCTGTTTGGTACTTTTTACCTAAAGACGACATACAACGATTAACCTCTTACAAAATTGTCGAAGAGTGGTTAAACGCTCAGTTAAAGCAGATGGGCAACTCCTTCAGCCAAACTCAATCAACGTTTAAGCCCGCAACAAACTACCCAAACCGATATATTGCAAACAAAGATTGCCCTGAATGCGGCAATAACGCTTATAAACATTGTCCCCCATACCCAACCCAACCCATTGAATATTACGAATGCATGGGTTGCGGGCATGTGGTTATGGTTAGCCCCAACTCATCTCATTAAACAAAAAACAGCCCTCGCAAGAGGGCTTATTTTTTTCTAAAAAGGTCGAAAAAAAGCTTGATATTCTCCTGTACATAGTATATAATTATAAGTAGAAAGAGAGAACAGAAAAACAAGGAGGAAAAGGAACAATGAAAAACAGGGAATTGTTTAAAATGTGGCTGTGGGAACTAAGGGAATCTGGT